CATCCCAAATGACAACATGATGCACCTGCGTTGGTGGACTCCACCACAGGCTGCAAAGGGACTGTCCCCTGTCGAGATGCAGAAGACCACCATTGGTCTTGCACTCGCAATGGAACGTCACCTTGCACAGTTCTACGCACAGGGTGCAACACCGTCTTCTGTTCTTGAGGTTGACGGAGACATGACGGTGGAGCAGGCCAAGACTCTTCAGGCCACATGGGAAACACAGAATCGGCGCAAGCGTCGTCCCGCTGTGTTGACTGGTGGCATGAAATGGAAAAGTGTTCAGACCTCTGCTGCTGATTCACAGATGAATGACACCCGCATGGAACAGGTGCTGCAGGTTGCACGCATCTTCCGCATTCCTTCACACATGATCTCAGCCCGTGGTGATTCCCAGACCTATCAGAATGTCGAATCTTCAGGAATGCAGTTTGTGCAATACACACTCATGCCATGGATACGTCGCATTGAAATGGCTATGTCGTCTCTGATGGCTCCACCTGATGAGATTCACATTGACCCTGCCGGGTTTATGCGTGCAGATATTGCAGGACGCTTCCGCACCTACCAAACCGGAATCATGTCAGGCATCCTCACACCCAATGAGGCGCGCGCTATGGAAGGCATGGAACCGTACTTCCCGGGTGGCTCAGACTTTGTGATGGCGCTTCCGGGTGCGCCCATGGCCGTTCCGGGTGACAACCCTGACCTGCCACCTGTGGGAACAGACGCAGACCCTCCGGTGTGAACATGACGGACGCAACCAGCGAACACACAGAACAACGCGCGCTTGATTCATATCCTCCAACAGAGGGGATGATCGAGGAAGCGCAACGCGGTTTGGACTGGCGCAATGAGTACGGGCGTGGTGGGACTGAGATTGGTATTGCACGCGCACGCGACATTGTGAACCGTCGCAATCTTCCCATTGACACATGGCGAAGAATCAAAGCCTACTTTGACCGTCATCAGGTTGACCGTGAAGCAGAAGGATGGTCACCCGGTGAAGACGGTTATCCATCCAACGGACGCATTGCATGGGCCTTGTGGGGTGGAGATTCCGCATGGTCACGCGCAACCGCAATTCTTGAGGATGTCAGCAACGATGAAGAAACCGTGAGGTCTGAAGTGGAACACATCGAGACAAGAGACGCAGACACATATCCACTCACTCCGGTGCAGGCTGCTCTCTATGGTGATCTGGAATCTTTGGTTGAGATCTTTGGTCAGTTCGACAAGACCAATGGAGCGCATGGATCACACTTCATGGAAGCAGACATGAACCCGTTCATTGAAGAAGGGATGATGTGTTCATCCTGTGCGTTCTATGAAGGCCCACGCGGTTGTGAAGTTGTAGCAGGGGATATTGATCCGTCCGGGCTTTGCAAGTTCTGGATTATCCCTGAACAACTACTGAACATTGAACCTGCTCCCATCGAGCCTTCAGATGTTCTCATGGAGGAAGAAATGACCACCCCACCAGTCCGGTATTCAATGCTGGAAACGGAACACCGTCGCATCAATGGACGTGATGTTGAGTTCCGCACCATGGAAGTTGGAGGATTAGAACTCCGTGCAGCAGATACTGCAGGAGGCTCACCGGTCTTCTCAGGTTACGCGGCTGTGTTCAACTCCCCATCTGAACCGCTTCCGTTCACAGAGACCATTGCGCCTGGTGCATTCCGGCGCACACTCAAGAGTGAACGTGAAATCAGAATGTTTGTGAACCATGATTCTGGTCAGCCACTCGCAACCACCCGCAACGGTTCACTCCGGTTGAGTGAAGACGCGCGCGGTTTGCGTGCAGAAGCAGACCTTCCAGACACCACCGCTGGACGTGACCTTGCAACCCTCATTGAATCAGGGGTTGTTCACTCCATGTCATTTGGGTTCTCAATTCCCCGTGGTGGTGACTCATTCTCTGACAACGGTCAGACGCGTGAGTTGCGGGAAGTCATTCTGCATGAGGTGTCCGTTGTGACTGGATTCCCTGCATACCCTGCAACATCTGGTGCAACAGTTCGCACTACTGAAGAAATCGCCGTTGAAGAAGCAGCAGACCGTGGGCTACCGGTCGCACTTGCACAACGCATCTTCGATCTCAACAGCAAACGCTGATTGAGGTTGAACAATCGCAGACCGGAGTCAACGCCCGGTCACATCCCGATGTGACCACCATTGACCACCACTTGCGTTCATCACAAACCAACAGTCCATTGGAGGACAGAACATGAGTGAAGAACTCATCTCACGTCTTACCGAACAGCGCGCGCGCGCATGGGAACAGGCCAAGGCCCTTCTTGATGACGCAACCGCTGAAGGTCGAGACCTTTCCGGCGAAGAGTCGGAACAATTCAACCGCATGAATGCGGACATTGACGCACTTGATGCACGTCGCAACTTCCTCATCGAAGGTGAGAAGCGTGAACGTGCCATTGATGAGTCACGTTCAGCACTTGGACTTCCCGCCGACTTTGCAGCCCGTGAGGTTGCACCCGGCGTGAAGAATGATTCAGACATCATCCGTGAAATTGCTATGGGTGAGCGTCGCAACCATTCGTTTGAACAGCGTGATGTGTTGAAGTCCAGCACCGGTTCACCGGTTCCGACTTCGTTCTACGATCGCCTGGTTGAACAACTGGTGATTCAGGGTCCGATGCTTGACGGTAACGTGGTGACGATGCTCACCACTACGTCAGGTGAGAACCTTCAGATCCCACGCACCGCAACGTACACAGCACCTGCTGTTACTGCTGAAGGCACAGCCATTGCTGAGTCTGACCCAACGTTTGCTGCGTTCATCACGCTTGGAGCCTTCAAGTACGCGGCTAGTTTTCAGCTCTCGCGAGAGGTCGTGGAAGATAGCGGGATCGATCTTCTTTCGTTCGTGGCCTCGCAGGCTGCTGTGGGCATGGGAACCGCGGTGAACTACGGACTCACCTTGGGAACGGGTACGACTCAACCGTTCGGTGTGGTCACCAATGCAGGTTCTGCTGTTACCGGTGGAACTGGTGTCTCTGGTGTTCCCACTTATGAGAATCTGGTGGACCTCGTTTATTCGGTTGGATCTCCGTATCGTCGTCGTGGCGCAGCATTCCAGATGAACGCTACAACCACCGCTGCTGTCCGCAAGATCAAGGACGGAAACGGAACCTACATCTGGCAACCGTCTTTCCAAGATGGTCAGCCGGACCAATTGCTGGGACACGCTGTGCTGGAAAACCCAGACATCGCGTCTGCTGCAACCGGTGCGCGTTCCGTCATTTTCGGTGACTTCGCTTCCGCCTACTTTGTTCGTCAGGTTCGCGGTATCGATGTGAGTCGAGACGACTCAGTTGGCTTCCTCAATGACCTGATCACCTTCCGTGTCACATGGCGCGGAGATGGCAACGTCGTTGATTCCAACGCTGTGAAGTATTTCAAGGGTGGCGCGTCCTGATCGGACGCATCATCTGATTTCGTGGGAGATGGAAGCAATGCAGGTTGGCCCGTACCTGTTCGCTTTCATCTCCCACACCACGGGCAACATTCACGGGCCAAGGAGAAAACAACATGGGCAAGAAACGGAACAACAATGCTGGTTCTCATTCACGGAGCGGAAGTGGAACTTCCCGACTGGTTAGCGGAACCGCTGCTGCACGCAAGACAAGTTCAACCGGTTATCTCATCCACTCCAACGCACCGTGGACCGGAACCGGATACGGAGTCCAAACCGCCGCGCTCGCGCAAGCAATCAAGCGCCAAAAAGAAACCGTCACGCTCTCAGTCAACTACGGACTGCAAGGTGGAATCTCCAGTTGGGAAGGAATCGAAGTCCTCCCCTGTGGATTCACCCCATACTCAGCAGACGTTCTCTCAGCGCACACCAAGTATGCAGAGGAAACCACGAAGAAGCGCACCGCGCTGATCACTCTCTTTGACTGCTGGGTTTTCAAGTCTCACAAGATTGATGATGTTCCCGTGATTGCATCTTGGGTTCCCATCGATCACACCCCTGCACCACCGGATGTTCTCGATTGGTGTCAACGTGACAATGTTCTTCCCATTGCCATGTCACGTTTCGGGGAACAGATGCTGCACAATGCAGACATTGACTCAATGTATGCACCACATGGTGTTGACACTTCCGTGTTCAAACCGGATGCAACAATTGGTGGTGCGCCTGGACGTACAGTCCTGAACATTCCTGAAGACGCTTTCCTTGTGGGAATGGTTGCAGCGAATAAGGGAACAACTCCACTTCGCAAGGCATGGGGTGAAAACCTTCTGGCAATGGGACAGTTCATGCAGCAGCGTGACGATGTGTTTCTTTACATTCATTCTGAGAAGCGTGGCGCACAGGGTGGAATTGACCTTGTGAAACTTGCTCACGCATGTGGCATTCCTGAAGAACGTCTTGTGTGGGTTGACCAATGGGCCTACTACGCAGGACTTCCACAACACGTTCTTGCAGGAATCATGGCATCGTTCGATGTTCACCTGATGTGTTCCCGTGGTGAAGGGTTCGGAGTTCCAGTCCTTGAGGCTGCAGCGTGTGGTGTCCCATCCATTGTGTCTGCGTTCACCGCTCAACCAGAGTTGGTTGCAGACCATGGTTGGGTGACTGCTGTTCAGCCTGATTGGGACGCTCTGCAATCCTCATGGTTTGCAACACCACTCATTCACGCAATTGTTGAGAATCTGCAGGATGCGTATCTGACCTCAATCAACCCTGAGCGACGCGCTGCAGCCCGGTCCCATGCAGAGTTCTATGAACACTCCGTGGTCTTTGACCGGTATTGGAAACCCATTCTCACAGAGATTGACAAGAGAATGGGTGAAGCATGATCCCATGGAACCTTCTTGGACACAGGCTCACAGCCTTTGAACGCATCACCGCAATGCTTCCAGACAACTGTGTGATTCTCGAGACCGGAACAATCCGTGAACCGGGCAACTGGATTGGTGACGGTCAGTCAACTGTTGTTTGGGATCATTACGCAGGTGTGAAGTCAGGTCATGTCACAACCATTGACCTTGACCCGGGATGCGCTGAACTTGTGGAACGCATGAATCTGCAGAACACAACAGCACTCACCGGAGATTCCCTGCAGGTCATCCCAACGCTTGACCTCCAACACGTTGACTTCCTCTATCTGGACTCCTTCGATGTTGACTTTGCAAACCCGCAACCAGCGTCTGAACATCATCTTGCAGAACTCAACCTGTGTTGGCATCTGCTCTCCTCTGGCTCAATCGTCGCCGTTGACGACAATCGAAACGGTGATGGCAAGGGGACAGCAGTTGCAGCTCACATGGCTGAACACAACATTCCTGAAATCGTCAGCGGATATGTCCGCGTGTGGAGACTCCCGTGACCATCACCAATGGCTATTGCACACTCAATGAATTGAAAGAGATCCTCCGCATCCTTGACACGGTGGATGATGAACTGTTGGAAGCGCGCATCAATGAAGCGTCACGGGTCATTGATCAGCATTGCAACCGCCGGTTCTACGCAGACTCCACAGCCTCTGCACGATTGTTCACCTCCATTGATGGGAACACCATCTTTGTGGATGACATCTCCTCCACCACCGGTCTTGTGGTCAAGTCTGATTCAGCGGGTGATGGCACCTATGCAACCACCGTTGCTGCAACAGACTTCCAAGCGGAACCATTGAACGCAATCGTGAAGGGAAACCCCATCACATCGATTGCAGCGCGTCTTGCAGGTGCGTTCTCAATGGCTGCTGTTCCCGCTGGATGTCAGGTCACAGCCAAGTGGGGTTGGCCTGCAGTCCCAGACCCTGTTCATTCAGCGTGTCTGATCCTCGCCGGTCGTCTTGTGAAGCGTGGAGACAGTCTGTTGGGTGTTGCAGGGTTTGGTGAATTGGGAGCAATCACAGTCCGGGCCATTGACCCTGACGTGGAACGGATGTTGCGTCCATACCGCATCCATGTGGTTGCCTGATGGCTGGGAACGCTGCAGACCTCCATGATGCAATAGCACGCGCCTTGGCAACTGTGCCTGGATTGCGTGTTGCAGACCATCTCCCTGAACAGGTCTCACCGCCAATGGCTGTGATTCAGATCCAGTCCGTGACATATCACCGTGCAATGCAGGGTGGTTTGTCTGAGTGGAAGTACGTCATCTCTGTGATTGCGGGACGCATGGGTGACCGTGCAGCGCAACGCACCCTTGATTCTTGGATGTCTTGGGATGGCGCACAGTCTGTTCGTGCAGCCATCGAGGCTGACAGAACATTGGATGGTGAGTGTTCAACATTGATCATTGAAGACATGATCACCATCCGTCCCCTTGCAATTGGTGACGCTCAATATCTCACCTGCGAGTTCAACCTTTCTATTCACGCATGACAAGGAGTGTTCCTATGGACACCTTCAAGATCGTTGGCTCACACAATGTGGTGGGTCACGAACCGGGAAGCATCATCACAAGTGGTGACCTCACCGGAGTAGATATCCAGCATCTCATTGATGCTGGTCATATCGAACCCACCAGCAAAAGCCGCAAGGCTGAATCCAACAACAATCAGGAGGACTGATGGCTATCGTCATCACCAACGCAAATGTGAGCATTGGCGGTGTGGATCTTTCGAGCCACATCACGAAGGTCACACTTAGCACGATGCGTTCCGAGATCGAGACAACCACGTTTGGCAATGTTGCAAAGCGTCGCGTTGCTGGTCTTCAGGACAACAGCGTGTCAATTGACTTCAACCAAGATTTTTCCGCTAGCGCCGTCGAGGCCACGCTTTACCCATTAGTGGGTTCGACTGCTCAGATCGTCATCAAGCCCAATGGCACGACAACCGGAACCGCAAATCCGTCTTACACATTCAACGCGCTGTGCGTCGAATTTACTCCCCTCGATGCTCAGGTGGGCGAGTTGAGTACCGCAAGTATCAATTGGCCCATTGATGGAACCATCACAAAGGCTACTGCCTAGTCATGGCCGCGCTAATGCGTCTCCGGGTGGTCCCTGCTGATGGGGCAACGTATGAAGTGAACGTGACACCAAAAGTGATTGTTGGTGCTGAACGTCAGTTCGCAAAACCAATGTCACAAATCTTTGGTGAGAACGCTTCTTTTGAAGCGCTCTGCTGGACAGCGTGGAAGGCATCTCAGTCTGCTGGAGTCATCGTCAAACCATTTGATGAATGGTTAGACGGTATTGATTCCATCGAGGCTGCAGAGGCTGAACGCGTCCCTTTAGAGATTCAATGACAATGCTGGTGGCGCAGGTTTCTGTTGCCACCAGCATTGCACCCAATGAACTGTTGGACGCACCGTCTGATGTGTTCTGGGCAATCGTTGCAGTCCTGAAGGAACAGGCAAGACAGAACGCGAGGAAATGAAATGGCTCTGAGCATCGAGCAAGTGCAAGCGAACAAAGCAGAATTCGATGCTCAGATTGCCATTCATGGGTATGACGCGTTCGTAGCTCAGATGAAACGATTCTCCCCTGAACTTCTCAAGGAGATGAATCGTGAAATCAATTATGTGTTGAGACCTATTGCAGACAAGGCCAAAGGTCTTGTCCCTGATCAACCGTTGTCCGGTTGGAATTACGGTGGCGACGGTGCGAGATATCCCGGAACGTCACCGGAAGCACGGTCTAAGGGTGGGAGTGGTCTCCCATATTGGAATGACTCTCTTGCGCGTGCAGGTATTCGCGTCAAGAAGGGTGGCAGACGTGAGAAGGGATCCTTCACCAAGGACTCTTGGTCAATTCTGAATGACTCAAAAGCGGGTGCAGCATTGGAGTTCATCGGTGTTGGTTCCCCTAATTCCTTCACCCTCGCAATCAAGCGCACACAGGGCAAACCGGGACGATTGATCTGGAAGGCATGGGATCAAGTCAACGGGGAGAACAAGGTTCGTGCAGCGGTAGTCCTGATCATCAATGACTATCAGCGCGCGTTCATGGATGAATACAATCGGAAGTGAGTTCCCGTGGCAGTAGTAATTCCAATCACAACAACCTTTGACCGTAAGGGTGTCGAGCAGGCACAGGCCGAAATGGCAAAGGTCTCTGGCGCGGTTACTGATACACAGAAGAAAATGTCTAAGCAGTTCAAGATGCTTGGTGCTGCTGTTGGTGCTGCTGCAGTTGGAATTGGTGTTGCTGGAACAATGGCATTCATTGACTTTGAAAAGTCAATGAATGAGGTCTTCACTCTTGTGCCTGGTACGTCGCAAGATGCCTTGGATGCAATGACCAAAAATGTGAAGAAGTTCTCAACAGAGTTTGGGGTTCTTCCAGAGAAGGTTGTTCCCGCTCTGTATCAGGCTCTGTCTGCTGGTGTTCCTCAGGACAATGTGTTTGCATTCTTGGAGACTGCACAGAAAGCAGCCAAGGGTGGTGTCACGGATCTGACCACCGCTGTGAATGGCATCTCATCTGTGATGAATGCCTACGGTGCAGACACGGTGAACGCTACTCAGGCATCTGATCTCATGTTCACCGCTGTTCGTATGGGCAAGACCACGTTTGAAGAAATGTCAGCAGCACTCTTCCAAGTAACACCAACAGCAGCAGCATTGGGTGTGAAGTTCGGTGACGTTACCGCTGCTCTCGCATCAATGACAGCACAGGGTGTCCCAACCTCTGTTGCAACAACACAACTCCGTCAGTTGTTCGTGGAACTTTCTAAGGAAGGAACCAAGACCTCTGACGTATTCGAGAAGATCGCAGGGAAGTCATTCAAGACGTTTGTTGCAGAGGGTGGGAACACCCAGCAGGCTCTGCAACTCCTTGAGGGTTACGCAGGCAAAACCAAGGTTGGCATCAATGACCTGTTTGGTTCTGTTGAGGCTGGGTCTGCTGCTCTGTCGCTAACAGGCAAGGGGACAGAAACATTCAGCAAGAACCTTGATGCAATGGGCAAGTCTGCTGGTGCAACTGAGGGTGCATTCACTCAGATGGACAAGGGTCTTGGTCCGTTGGTTGACAAGTTCAAAGCATTTGCAGCGGTTCTTCTCATCGAGATTGGAACCAAGGTTGCTCCAATCATTGAGAACCTAGTTGACTGGATGGACAAGAACCGTGTTGCTGCATATGCACTTGCAGGTGCTGTTGGTGGTGTGCTTCTTGCTGCTGTTGGCCTTTATATCGTGGCCATGGGTCAGGCTGCAATTGCAACAATTGCAGCAACGTGGCCCTTCCTACTAATTGCTGCTGCTGTCGCTGTTGTGGTTGGTGCGTTCATCTTCTTTTACACAAAGTTCGATGAAGTGTTCAGTTGGATAAAAGACCATCCAGCTCTTGCAATCATCATTGCAACCATCATGCCCATTGTGGGTCCTATCTTCGCAATCGTTGCAGCAATCAAGTTCCTTCAGGCCAATTGGGACACCATCTGGAATGCAATTCAGGGTGCTGTTCAATGGGCGTGGAGTTACATTGAACCAATCTGGAATGCAATCAGCACCTTTGTGACTGGAACACTTGTCCCTGCTCTCATCTTCTTGGGCAATAAGGCTGTCGAGATATGGAACATCATCAAGAACGCAATTGGTTTTGCATGGAATAACGTCATCAAACCTGTCTTTGACTTCCTTGTGTTCTATGTGTCTGAAGTCCTGATTCCCATCTTTGAAATCTGGTGGGGAGTTGTCTCCACGATCCTCACCTACATTGGTGAGAAGATTCAGCGCGTCTGGACTGACATCATTCAGCCCATCTGGAATCTTCTTTCTGCATACATCACAAACGTTCTTGTCCCCTACTTCCAATTTCTGTGGGACATCGTGCAGATTGTGTTTGATGCAATCGGGATGGCTATCAGTTGGGCATGGAATACAATCATCAGTCCCGCATTCGAGAAGATCAAATCAGGGATCTCAACTGTGTGGGGATTCTTCCAGACCGCTAAGGACATCATCTCAACGGTGTTCTCCAACATTGCAGACGCAATCTCCGGTCCATTCAAAGAGGCCTTCAACTTCATTGCACGCGCCTGGAACAACACCGTGGGCAAACTGTCATGGACGATTCCTAGAATCGTTCCGGTGTTCGGCGGTGACACAATCTCCGCACCCCAAATCCCTGAGTTCGCAAAGGGTGGAATGTTCAACGCTATGGGTGGCGGTGCAGGTCTTGCTGTTCTGCATGACAATGAAATGATTCTGAATCCGCAACAGCAGAAGGCATTGTTCAGCGGAAACGGAATGGGTGGAGGTCAACAGATTGTTGTCAACATCAACACAGTTGCAGGAGATCCAGACGCAATTGAGCGTGTTGTGATTGACGCAATAGCGCGCGCCA